TCTTTAAATCTATCTTGTACTGTTCTATCACTTGCCCCTCCTTTCGTCTTTGTCAGGAATGACTATCTTCGGACGGATAGTGTTTATTTCCTGCTCTTTCACATATATTTCCGTTCCGCAATTCAGCCGTACAATAACTTCCTCACCTACTACCTTGTATTTGCAAATTGTACGGTTCATGCCGACAACCACTCCGTTGATGGTCACATCATCGCCTATGCCAACCTCTGCTTTGGTATTTTGCCCGTTACCAGCGTTTTTTGTCTCATTGATAAAATCCTCGTCTGTATCTCCATGCCTATCTCCTTGCCCCGAAATTGCTCGAAATTCAGCCTAATTCTTTACCAACTTCTGCATCAACGCATCCATATCGTAATCATTTCGCTTTTCCATCTCTGTAAACTGATTAGGTTTTACAAGCGACGGCTTTGTTGCCTTTTCCGGCTGATTCAGGTATTCGTCAAAGTGGCTCGGAGCAAACAGCGTACTCGGTTGTAAGTAACGGCTGTACTTCGGATCATCTTTCCACTCGTTGCACTTAATTGTGATAACCTTTTTGAAATCGTCTACGGTGTATCCCTCATTAAGCCGTCCATTGATTAATCTCTCTGTCTCACCCTTGGGCTGGAAATGCTTGCCTGTTTTCTCGTTGAGGAAATGCACTATTTCCTCGACAAAAGAATTATTAGGTTTAGGTATAGGTATAGGTTTAGGTATAGGTATAGGTGCTTGCGTCTGCTTAAGTTTGCTTAAGTCTGCTTGACCTTTGCTTGATTCTGCTTGAAGTCTGCTTGAATCTGCTTGACTTTTGCTTGCGTTTGCTTGACCTTTGCTTAAGTCTGCTTGCGTTTGCTTATTTTTGCTTGAAACTTTACCGCCTTTGCTACCAGCCTCGGCCTTTATGTGATACCTCTTTTCGGCTCTGCTTATGCGATCCGTCATATCCCGATAGACTTTTACCAAATATCTATCCTCAAACTCGGGTACTTCTTCCTCCTGAAAAAATCTGATGACACCTTTTATTACCATCCCGGTCTCCGCATCAGACATATCTAACAGGTCTTTGAAGTCGTCAGGATAGATTATCAATCCAATGTTCTTTCCCACCCTACATGGCCTCCTTTTTCTTGTAGTCCTTACACGCTCTACGGGTTCTTGCACCACCTGCATGAAAGGCTTTGCATATTCCATAACATCTTGATCCACACATAGGAGTCGGGACAAAGTATTCACAACTTCCGCACTTATGATCGAGGCTTGTCTTTTCCATCTTTTCCTCGACGGTCATCACATCCTGACGTTTCCATCCTTTTTTGTCGGCTGTGATAAGTGCGTCCTCGATATCCTCGTATGGAGCATTGTCCGGGAGTACAACCTTGTCTTTCGTAAATACAATCATTCGTCCCTCCTGCCTATCCCATAGATGTGAACGAGTAGGCCTGTACATATCACGATGTAATACCAGTTATTCATCTGTAATTTCAGGCCTATCATCCACATTAAAATTGCAAACGTAAGGTTCATACTTAACCTCCCATATTCGGGAACGGACATTCCCAGTCCCAGTCCTCGTACTGAATGACGTTATCAACTACACATGGTCGCTTTCCGTTTTCATCCCGGTGGCATACAATGACTTCATGCACAAAACTCATTCCACATTCAATGCCGTATAGCCTTATATCAACGTTGTACTTATCAGCAATTATTTTCAGGGCATCCAAATCAGAATCATCTGGTCGGGCGTTGAATGACCATGCCTGTTTGACGTTAAACACGCACACTCCCTCGGCTGATTGCATCTCTGCATGATCGTCCGTAATGAACATTCTGCGTGTGTAGGAAATATAAGGTTCATCCGAGAAACGGTAATAGAGATAACCCTCATAAGAATTATCTATGACCACTTCGCTTTTCTTTTTCCTTGCCAAATCAAAATCCGCAGACGGCTCTACCTGCTCATCAAAGAATCTTTTAATATCAGCCATCTTGCCTCTTAACTTCATCGTTCCCTCTATCCAGTTCGGCATATTAACTCCTCCCAAAGTGGTTGCTCACGTATTCCTCGACCGTGCTTAATACAACGCCATTTCCTAACTCACTGGCTACCTCTGTAGCCCTTGCATCGGTCTCATAACAGCCGTAGTACCACAGCACGGCTCTGTCCACCCTTGCAACGATATATCCTGTTTCCTTACCCATCGCTACATCATCAGGTATATTTCTGATGATTGCCTTGCACTTAACTCTCGCTACTACCATCTTCATCCTCTCTTTCCACAAACCCTGTACAACCGCCCTCTGTGCATTCAGCGTATATCTTGCCGTTTTCTTCCCACTCGTGATTGCATTTACATCTCGGGCAATGCTCCTCGAACCACTCATCAGAGGGTGGCTCGGGAGGGTCGGGCAACCTCCCAAAGCCGTGATTATCAGATGTCACCAAACCTCTTTTTATAATCATCCTTTTCCACCTCCATGCCTAACTCATGGAACATATAGCAAAGCACCTGATCTATCATCATCAATTTGCCTATCCCGATAGTTCTCTCTGCTAAATGCTGTCCACGTTCGCCCGGTCGTCCCTTAAGATAAGCCTCGGTCTCTGCCTCTATCTCTTCAGTTATCTTCATTGCGATGTTGTTGAACGTTGTGACGCAATTCAAATATGCCTGTTCAAAGTCCACCTTATTGTCCATTCTTGAACAGCCCTCCTTTGTTATTCATTAACGACCAGTCACCATTGCTGGGTCTCCATAAGTGCAACGCATCTGTAAGATTCACGTATTCCGATTTCCTCGGGTGCATCTGCACAACCTCTTCTTCCTCGTCCCAAAATAGATCCTTGATGTAGCACATCTCCACCCATGTAGGAAGTCTCCTTGCGCATAACTCGATAGAGACGTGTTCCCATCCCTCCTCGTTATTCCCGGCAACAACCGATGCCCTTACGCCTGTAGGAAGTTGAACATATCCAGCTCTCATGCCGTATCTGTTGAATGGCTGATTCTTAAGCCACGCCACACCATGAATCTTATTTAAGTCTCTCATTCGTTACCTCATCACTTCCCTTGCGTAATCCGTTTGCGTACTCCAACTTGACGATGCGTTCTTCCAAATCAGCCGTCTTGCGGTACATTTCCTCCTCGAAATTTCGATGCCATTGCTCCTCTCTCATCTTGGCCTCTGCCTGAAATACGGCATCCTTGATTGCTCTCTTATATGCTTTCCTTGAAATAATCATTTATCTCATCTCCTTTGTAGTCTCGGGTACGCCCTCAATGTAAGCCCAACAAACAACTCCGCCAGTAAACCAACTGTTGTCTCTCCCCACGTCGAGCCATCTTTGCTCTTTGCCGTCCCACTTTGCAAGGATCAGGCAATCGTCGGGGTCAGGATCTGTAGTCTTAACAAGCACTACCTCCGACAGCCCGTCCTCATAAGTGACCGGGGGTGCTGTGAAATTCCAATCGAGTCTGCTTAATGCCATAACGCTATTACCTCCCTATATCCGCTGTTTCTGAAAGTTGTCATTGCCTCACAAGCCTCTGCAAGAAACTTGAATGTGAATATGTATCCGCCCGGTGCTTTTTCCGTGGCTATTACTCCTCTGATTCTTCCCTGAATCCTATCGGGATCATCGCTGACAAATATCTTGTAGTTCATTTTTCCTCCAATTCCGTCAACTCTATGCTGACAAATTCCTCATCATCCCAAATCTTTACTACTGGCCCGAGTATTCCACATATCTGCGAGTCATCGGGGAAAGCCACTCCATTAAGTGCATCCGTGATGGATTTGAATATATTGTCAATATCGGGATTTTTACGACTAAGACACCATGTCCCACGTCGCTCGTTCTTTTTCTTCTTGCTCCATGAATCGGGCATCTTGAAGTGAAACTCCATCGCTCTGACACCGATAGGCTGTTCCTTGTCCTGAACCCACATACCCGATGGGTATTTAGCGATGTATGATGCTTTGACTGCATCCTCATATTTGTGCGTCTTTGTGGGAGTATAGGTTGTGACAGCCTCTTTTGACTTCCCTGTTTTCTTGTCCTTGAATTTGATTCGCCTGAACCTTGGCCTCTGCTTGCCCGTAATAGGGGCATATACTTTGAAACTGATCGTACTCATATCTCTCCTTTAATCGTAGAAACGACCGTATCTTTTTAAGAACATTCCTCTTGCTACATCTGCCGGATATCCTTGTCTCATGTATTCTTTGATAAGGGTATCCTGTGCCAACTTCTGTAAGACCTTATCCTTTTTCCTCTCGGGGTCGAGGTGAACGCTCTCGTTTTTGCCGTTATGACAATTCACACATAACCAAACGGTTAATCCATCGGCATCCGCCAAAGGCTTGATCCCTCTCCCGTGTAAGCAATGATGGATTACGAGGTTTATTTGCGTGTGACAGAAATAGCATTGACTCGGGCTTTTCTGCGGTATGATGCTTTTTACTGTTGCCATTCAATCCTCCTGTATTTCTTTCATGTATTCTTCTAAACTTAATTGCTTGCACGTATCTAAAGGCTTAAGTCTGTAACCGATCCTCCTGTACTCGTCATAGACGGGTTTCCAAAGCCATTCGCATTGCTTGCGCTCGGCCGGAAAGAACTCCTCTAATTTGTCCAACTCGGCCTGTAAACGGAGAGCAAAAGGGCATCCTTTACAACCAGTCCTCATAAAGTTGTACGGAGGCTTATAGATATCACATAGTCTGACGTTGTACTCTTTGATGAACCATTCCTCCCAATCGTTAGATACAGGGACCAACGGTTGAAATTTGAATAACTTGCCATCAGCAAATGCCAAACACTTCGCGGATTTTCTTCCGCCTCCCTCGGCCGTTCTGACTCCCACGATTGCATATGGCTTGTGGTTTTCTTTTCCCCAATCGTGCAAGGGTTTCTCTTTGAGATTGATACAGCATCTGTAATCAATCTTTAATTTGAACTCCGGCGTGAACTGATACTTAAGGATTTCGGGGCATCCGAAACTTTTAAACTTTTCAGGAGGATTTACATATTCCTCTGCCGTTTTGGTCCATCCATTCCTTTGATAAGTCCCGAGTTTCTTTGCGTGTTTTTTAGACTTGAACGGATAGCCATCTCTTTCGAGCATTTCCTTAATCAGAGTCTTTGGCTGGATGATCACGATGCGGTCGTCGGTCTGCTGTAATTCCTTTACGAAAACCCGGATCATGTTCAGTTCAATCCCGGTGTTCACATAAACCCTCGGTATCTTGTTTCCGGGTATGGCCATATCGATAAGGTCTGACAATACACAACTATCGCGCCCTCCCGAAAAACTCACATGAAAGTTCTCGATTCCGTATTTGTTGATTATCTGCTGAATCTTTTGGATTCGGTCTTGTAACAAAAACTCATTTGTCATTCTTGTTTGGCTCCCTAATGATTAATCCCATCTCATCCTCTAAATAACTTGTGAGTGTCATCTGCCCTTTGGTGACGTGCTTATCTTCCTCTATCCACCACTTGTATATGGCCTCTCCATCGCTCCAAATATCGTCATACTTGTGGGTCTTTCCTTGGGCCAGCCTTGCATCTTTCATCTTCTGAAAAGCATTAATGTATAACTGCTTGACATACGGAAAATCAGCAAACTCTTTCATCTTCTGCCTGTATGTCGCCATCGGGCATCCGATGCAACCTACCCGGTGATAGCCCATATCGTACATAGGGTTATAGGGGTAATTATTTCCTTTGAGGTAGTCCCACACATCGTTATCAGTCCAGTCATAGATGGGATTTGCTATCGTGTCCTTTTTCTCCCTCATGTTCTTTATGAGAGTGCAGTCCCATATCTCACCGCCGGGTTCCTTTTCTTTTTCGAGTGCCTCCTGATAAACCTCCTCGGTGTGATCGAGAGACCAATACTGTGCTTTATCTTTTTTCTCTCCGCGGATCCCGAAAACATCTCTACCTTTTCTCCCGGCGCTCTCGCTGTTCCTGACTCCGAGTATTGCCACTCGATTTGGAGTAGAGGTTTCTTTGAGGATTCGGCAACAGTACCTCATCAGCCTTGTAGGGGGAGTTCCCTCCTGTATGATCAACTCATACATTGTGCTGTTGAGTTGAATGTTTCTTGTGTTCTTCGTAAGCCTTTAAGGTCGCCTCATCCTGTGGGAGCATCAGTCCCATGCTCTCCATCTCGTCGAGTGCCAAATCTATCAGCATCGACATTTCTTCCGGGTTATATTCGCTCGACCCTTTTAACTTTTGGTAAAATCGGAAATCGCCCTGATCATTCTTGATGCGATACATCGTGGGCTTAAGATGCAATTCGGAATGGTACTCTATCCACCGTTCGGTCCTGTCGTCATCGGTAAAGAGTTCAAGTATCACCTTGCCGTCGGGCTGGGTATCAAATATCTCCATACGCCTTAACAAGAGGTTGTGTACGTAGGGAGGCGGTACTCTCAAAGCCTTTGCAATGATTCCCTTTATCAAGTGGTAGAAACGGTTTTGGTTAAGTGACCTTTTTGAATACGGCTTTATCTCGAACTCGCCATCTTTTTGCTTTGACAGCCACGATATGCAATCCATCAAACTGCCTCGGTATTCGCTCATTTCATCTGTCTCCCGAGGTAGTAACGGGCGTACGATACCTTGTTGCCGTACTGATCTTCTTCCTCCTCGATGGAGGTCACGATGTTGTATCCCTCTTTGCGGAGTTTGAATATCGCATCAGACAAGCGGTACAGGCCGTAAAGATTCCAAGCCTCTTTCCCGGTGATGCCTCTGCTACGGGTCTGTAAGTGATGTAAGACTTTAGACTTTTTGCTCGCCATGTTTTACCTCCTCAACCGAACGGCAACTCCTCAACGAGTCCATCGGGGATATTAACGAAATTTGTGTTCTTCGCCTGTTCTACGGGATCTACACTTCCTGAACCCTTGCTCTCGGCAAACTCGATTTCCTCGACCATGATCCTCACGTCATAAACCTTGTGGCCCTCTTTGTTTGTGTAGTTGTTGTTCTCCAATCGGCCCGATACAACAACCTTTGTTCCTTTGTGGAGATAGTGTTCAACGAACTCGGCTGTCTTGCCAAAGGCGGTGCAGTTAAAGAAGTCCGCATCAGCGTCTCCCTCTCTCTTAAATCTGCGGTCTACGGCTATGCCGAATCGTGCGAAAGTAGTGCCGTTAGCCGATGATGATACATCCGGGTCTTTGGTTAAGCGTCCCATCATTATTACTTTGTTCATTTGCTCTCCTTTGCTTTGTCATCGTTAATCTTCTTCATAAGAGTGGCTTTCATGGTTGCGTAGACGGCTGTTGAGAAACCTTTTTCGGTATTCTTCTTGTACCAATCCTCGAATCCGTCCTTGCCCCCGGCTTTTTCCCAAAGGCCGTTCAGTTCGTCTTTGAGTTCCTGCTCGCTTGCCTCTTTGGGTGCGACCTTACCTGTGGTCTTTGCGTATTCATCCGTGTCGGCATCCTTTGTGTCATCCAGCAGGAATAATCCGTTGAGGGCGTACTTACGGGCATATGATGATGTCGCTCCTGTAACCTGACTTCCGTCCATGCCCTTTTTCTCCTCGGTCTCACGGGCATATGCGGATACCTCGATGCTCTCTCCCGTCTCACAATCCGCCAGCGTAGCCGTAGCCCTGACGTAATATCTGTCGCCTATCATTTGGATTGAGTCGTTGATTATAAGGTATAGATTGAGAGAATCGAGATACGGCTTTACCGCCTCCAAAATGGATTCGGCATTGCGGTAGTTGTACTTGCCGAAACTGTTGTACAGATTCTTCGGGGCTTTGATTTTTGTCTGAATTGCGGACAACTTGTCATTGATTGTTAAGTTCTTGGTTTCTTTGGCTGTTGCCATATGTCCTCCTTTAATAACTGAAATAGTGATTGCCGACCTGACAGAGTTCCGTTCCGAATCCGTGATAATGGTTTGCCCTGAAATATAGAGGTTTAGGTGTCCATCCCTCCCTAAAGAGTTCAAAGGCTTTGTTGCAATCCTCGTTAGGTGTTATCCCGGTTCTGCTCATTGAGGTATAAGCATCTGAACTCCATTCTTCTTTGATGCCGTGACCAAACGCCTCACAACGGCATTCAGCCGTATACATTAGCCAAAGCATCCCGACAACTCCCTCGGATTCAGATTCACGCATCGCAAGGTCTTTGTAGTACCACTCCTCCTCACTCGTGAAGTTCCGATAGAACTCATCCGTTACATGGACGTATTCGATAACCGGCTCACTCTCGATGTAGACGTATTCGGTATCCCTTATGACCTCGGGTTCTTTTTCGATGTATACGTATTCAATTTCCTTTTCGGGTTCGGTTGATATGTGATAGTTGTGGGATTGATACGATCCGTAGATTGCGACGCCTACGAATATCCCGATGATGAGTGAGAAAATGTACTTAAGATTGTTCATGCTTTCCTCTCAATAGAAATTCTGTGAAATCCTGTTCAGGTACTCTGCGTAACTTCCCGATGCGAACGACCTTATCTTTGTGAGCCTGTTCAAACTCTTTCAGGAGTTCATATGATCTGGTTCTGCCGACCTTAAAAATGGTCTGTATTTCATCAGGGCCTATCCAATTCATGCTTTCCTCCCAAAGTTTAACGCTTGAAACTTTTTACTCAAAAAAATATAGGCCAGCATCCGCTACGGGTATCTGTAACAGTTCACACCACTTGCGGATATCGTCGCTCGAGAACTGTGACTTGCCATTGAACTTACGAGAGATGGAAATCTGACTAACGTTGAGTTCTTTGGCAAATCTGCCCTCTGTTCCGTACAATTCCTTGATTCTTGCACGGAGTTTGGCGTACTTAAAATCCAACATTGGCTATCCTCCTTTTTCAATTATTTCGATCACCTCGATAATGCGAGTTTAAACCTTTAAACTAAATATGTCAACAAAAATGTTTAAATATTTAAACTTGTGTGCTAAAATGGTCTCACAAAGGAACAGGAGGTGTTTTATGAAATATGAAGTCACAGCCCTACGGCTACGGGAGGCGTTGAGTGATGCGAACATGACTCAACAGGAATTAGCCGACAAAGCGCATATAGGAAAGTCGTCTATAAGCCACTACATAAATGGGACGAATGAACCGGGAAATAAGTCGGCTTATCAGATAGCAAAAGTATTAAAAGTAAATCCAGCGTGGCTAATGGGATTAGATGCTCCCAAGAAAAACCCCGAGGATGTCAGATTAGAAATAGAGGATATGATATCTCAACTATCCGAGGGTCAGCGTCATCACATAATCGAGTACATCAAATTTTTATTGCAGAGAGGAGGAACTGAAAATGCCGTGGATAACAAGTAAAAGATTGTGTCAGGAAAAGATAATAGACCCACGCACCGGGCTTTCCAAGGTCATATCGGTAAAGGTCAAGGGAACAGGCAAAAAGGCCGAACAGGAGGCCTACAAGAAGTTAGAGGAAAAGATATCTAAATTATCGGACGTCAGGACATTGCTCTCGGAACTGATAG